GATAATACTAGTGTACACTATAGATTATATGGTGCAGGATCAAGCACCACAAACTACAACTTGTTAAGATACAGAAGACACTATTGGGGTAGTGGTAGTGTGCATATTACTTTATTTCAAACATACTATAGTACAACATCACAAGGTGAATATTGGTTAGCAGGACATGGCAGAAGTGACGGCAGTTACAATCCTAATTATAATTTAGTGTATCGAGATATTTACAATGGACCGGGCAGTGGCAGATTGTCTATCAATCAACCAGGCGGTGCTCCAGGAAACAGTGATGCTGAAATTGTTGATGTATCAATTAGTATACCAGCATATGTATATTATATAGTAAAAGTCGAAGTTTCACACAGTTCGTTTTATCCAACTACTTCCACAATGCCTGCGGTAAATTCATATGCATTATTCAGTTAAGAGAGAAAAACATGAGCGAAGAATTTGAATACAGTCCAACTTGGTTATACCATCCTATAGTAGTTGATGGTGTTGAATACTCTTATGATCCAAGTGCAGAAATTCCTGTACCTCCAGAACACGAAGACTTTGGAAAAACTGTGCAACAAATTGTAGGCAGTGACGTTATTACAGATAGTATGATTACAGAACACAGAGAGTTGGATACCTGGGAACAAATTAGACAGCATAGAAATAAATTATTAGTAGAGTCTGATTGGACACAAGGTGCAGACGTTCCTAGTAATATTAAAGATCCTTGGGCAACTTATAGAACTGCACTCAGAGACATAACCACAGTGGCAACCACAGCAGAAGTTGTTTGGCCAACAAAGCCATCATAAGGCATTGACGAGATAAAATAAATATGTTAGTATAGAAAAGAGTTGTAACAGATATGCCATTACCCAATACCGGAAGTCAGATATCAATGAACCAAGTGCAAATCCACTATGGATTTACTAGTGGCAGTACTCGTACATTGAGTAATCTAGGTACTCAAGTAGGTATTACAGCAGGTAATACAGTGCAACTTAGTGCTAGCTTTGGCGGTCAGCCATAATAAACTCCAAGGAGAAAACTATGACAGTGTCAAAATTTGAGTATACTACCTTCACACTGGGGGAGTATCCTACAATTGCAAGCAAGTACAGAAAAGTAAAAGAAGATTTAGCTCAAGCCAACAAAGGCTGGAGCAAAGACAAAGCATTTGTGAGCATGCTATCTTCTGTAAAATCTGATCTTGAAGCAAACAATACCAGTGAAGTCTTAGAAATGAACGATGAATGGGCTGAAAGAGAATACTGGATTCAGCGTCTTGCTAATCGTGCGGCAGTAGAACTACTTGCACTGGGCAAAGTAAGTCCAGACCTTATGTTCAAAATCAGTTGTCTAGATGCAAACGATCTTGTTGAATGTATTCGCAAGTGTACAGTACTCAGCAGTCAACTAAATCATGAAGTACAAAATGCAGAACGCACAGTACAAACAGGTGATGTAGTTCCTATTGATCAAATGGAAAATGACAGCTAATGTTGCAATATGCACTCCTGTTAGAGATCAAGTAAACACACAATTTGCATACAGCCTAGCCAATCTTACCAGCTACTTAGAACGCAACAATACAACTCACAGTGTTTATTTTGAAAACGGTAGTGTATTACCCAAACAACGCAATGACCTTGTGCAGACTGTGCTAGAACGTAGCAGTCATACACACATCATGTGGCTAGACAGTGATATGAATTTCCCTCGTCACATTGTAAACAGTTTGCTCAAACACAAACGTGATGTTATTGCTTGCACATACAGTACTAGACACAAGCCATATGCCAGTGTTGCATTTACAAACAGTGAAGATCTGACACAACGTTTGGATGCCACAACAGGATTACACAATGTTTGGGCAGTTGGCATGGGCTGTGTATTGGTAAACTGTGAAGTTTATCGTATGTTGCCCAAACCTTGGTATATGTTTGAGTACAACTATGCCAATCAAGATTTTTTAGGCGAAGATTTATATTTTTGCAAACAACTTGAAGAATATGATATTGAATGTACAGTAGATATTGATCTTAGTAAACAAGTTACACACATAGGATCAAAAGAATTCAAATTGGAGGACACACATGTTCAAAACAGCGTTTAGTAATACTGTGAGGAACTTTCACAGTTGGCCCAAACTAACTGTAAAAGACATGAACGATTACAGTTTAGCAGACAGCTATCAAGGCACCAGCAATTATGTTTGGTATGTAAAAGAATCTGCACAACCTCTCAAAAATTTCAATTGGAACTACAGACCAGAAGATGCAAAACGATTGCATGTACACAGTTTTCCCAAGTGTCTCAAAAACAGCAAAAGACCAATTAGTTGGAACAATGTAAAACTTGTGCCTACTGCTTCACAGCGCAATGCAGACATGCATCGTGTGCCAATTATCAGTGAGTACAATCCCAACGACTTTCCTATTACAGTTTACAGTCTAAATGCAACAAGAGCAGTACAAAAGTTCAAACGTTTGAAGTCATTGGGTTTTGATTTGAATCTTATCAAAAGTCAGACCAGCTTCCAAAAAGTACAGCATCATTTGAATCCTTACTTTAGTGAAACACACTTGTGGTTATTGGATCTGGACATGGACATTGGTGACTTTTACTTTGATTATCAACCCAAAGATCCCAACACTTTTTATTATTTCAAAGCACATCACAGAAGTTTAGGTATCAATATAAATGATCGCAGTTGTATGCTTGTGCCTAAAAGTTTCATACTCAGTCCTTATGATAAAAAACACAATCCCAAAGAGTACAAACATAAAAATGTAAACTTGTTTGCAGGCACACTGATTGATGACAGCGATCCGTTAAGTTCTTGGAGCAGGGCATTTGAAATGCAGTATCGTTTGTTGCAAAACAATCATACATTTACTGACAGTGTAGTAAAACGCATACAAAAGAAATTACTAGAAACAAAGCATGGACATAAAAAATACATCACACATGCCAGCACAATGGCAAAACAGTATTATGAAAAACATCCTGACGTTGCCAGTTTAGATCACAAAACATTGGAAAACATGTTCAAGCAAAGACAACAGGAGTCTGCTGTTACAGCTGAAGAGATATTCAAAAAACGCTATTCAGATGTTATTAGTAGAGTGTATGGAAAAGAAATGCTTACTTCAAACAAAAAACGCATGGGATCAAAAAGTATCTAACCAGTTGGGCAAATCCAACAAGTCACGTTCTCTTTGATAAACAGTTTCAATTTTTTCAACTAAATCACGATTTGATAAAACCATTCTAGCACCTTTGTGCAATGGCTTGGGCCATGATCCAATACTGCACCAACAATAGCCATCACTTTCTTTGTTTAGTCTAGGAATAAATTCTTCAAACACAGTGATACAAAAAGCATTGTAAGTAAATTTATTATCGTCACTGATAAATGTATTGATAGGATGAACCTTGGCTACATCTGGTAATGGACCTAATTCTTCTTTGCATTCTCTGAGCAGTGTTTCAATAGGACGTTCATTTTTTCTTGCTTTGCCACCCCAAAAACTCCAAGTCAATGCATGACTTGAACGTTTACTTCTTTGTTGTAACATGATTTTGCCCGTGTCAAGGGCTAAAAAACAACATCCACTTGCTTGTATCATTATAGGTATACACGCCAAAAGCCTGGATTGTACGTTCCTTCAAACGCATTGATCCAATTACTTCCTGTCCATTTTAGTTTATCTAGTGTTGTAGTGTTTGTTATGAATTCTACTGTGCTAACATTACTTGCATCAAATACCACACTCCATAATCCACTTCCACTACTGTATTCAATTATATCATTCTTCTTAGCAGTACTTCCAAGCCAACCTGTTCCGCTTGCTACATCAGCAGTAAGCAAATATCTATCTCCATTTGTTGCCGCTGTAAGAGTTCCGTCACCTGGAAAGTTTGCTTGAGGATTGATAACTGCTGAAACTGTTCCTTGTGTGTTTGCAGGCAATGTACTAGCATCAACAGTTACTACTAGTAGAGATTTATTACTATCAAAGTCGATTGTACCAATTATATCACCTGCTGTGATACTTGGATCATTTGTTTGTTTTAGTCTCAGTTGACTTATACCGGGTCGCAGTTCACCAAATGGTTTTAGTATATCTTCCCAATGCAAAGCATTGCCACTGGAATCAACAGTTGCTCCGCTTTGTGATAGTATTTGTGCAGTTGCTACTCCACTGTTGTCTTGTTCGAACTTTAGTTTGTACTGATCCAGTGTTACAATTTTGAAACTGGTAAACAGAGGAGTATAACTACCTCCAATACGCAGTGCCGCTAGTCCTGCATCATCTACTTCTTCAATGTTATCAATGATAGTGTGAATAACTGTGTTTTTGACAACTTTAGCTGGTGGGTTGATCAATACAGGCAATTGGAAAGTTAGACTGCTGATATCAATAATATCATCGACTCCGCTGGGTATTGCTCGCATGCTCCATGTAGTACTCAACAGTTCGACATAACTTAGTGTACTCCAATCCAATGCATTGTTATTAGTATGGATATTCAAACTAGGATTGAACAACACAAGTATTTGTTCTAGTAGTTGTAGTTTTTGTTCTGTGTTTGATGTCCACACATCAACTTCCATGTTTAGATTATATGGAACAGGCTGATGTCTGTTTATACTGTATTGATTACCAACTTCGTTTTCATAACTGTTAGTAGCTTCGTTGTATTTTTTCTCATATACTGGAACAGTTTCTTCGTACTGTGCAAAAGTTCTACGTTCAGGACTTACTTCTAAACCTGTTACATGACAACTAATAAATGGTGTTGTTTGTAACATGTTTTCACTGTTCTCACGAACAATGTGTGCCGCCATTCTACTAACATCACCATAGCGTACAGGTACAGTTTGATAAATTACTTCTCCTGCTTCGTCAAAGCGCATTGCAACTTGAAATCCTGCAAAAATACGAATAAACTGCTGAATGTACTTGCGCAGTTGTTTGTCGTAGAAGTAAGGTACCGCTGTTATTTTTGAACTTTCATATGCCATACTAATATTTACCCTGTTGGTGCTGAACTCT